ATTTTACATCCCAGGAGATTATTTCACGAGCGGAAGTCGCTCAGGCTACATTGCGTTTGCTTGAATAGCACCAATATTGGTTCACTGACTTTTGCTCATGTCAGTATTGCTGCTATAAATTCAACCAGGCGTTTTTGATACCCTGACGAACGATCAGTTCGCGAAATAATAGTATTTGTAGTTGTTACGCTGACTACATTTGCTTTTATTTCAACAAAAAGCGTAACCCTTTTTGTTGTTAGTCGAGAACTCTTTATTGAGTTTGTGTTTGCATATTTTACATAAAGAAAATAAAAATAAAAATATAGAAAATATTGAAAAACATATAAAAATATTTTGCATTTCTGCTAGGATTAGCAATCCTAGTTATATATTACATATTTGCGTTTGTATGTTTGTGTGTTGCATGTCTGCATATGCTTTAAGCATTGCAGAATTGGATTGTGTTCACTAAATCAAACGGTAAGGTTTAACCTGTACACCTCTCAGATGGTACCTATCTTAGGTGTAAAAGTTCCCATCTCACGTGGCCGTCACTGTATATGTGAGGAGTAATGAACCTCATGTGACACATGAACATTCCGCATTTATTTCCTAGGGTAATCAGTCCCAAGGATATCCTTTGGCGGGAGAAATAATATCCATTTAAAATTAATGAACATGAACCTGAAAAGAGAAACGAGTTTAAGCGAAGCAAGAAGATCCACGGATCCGGCTTGCATTGATACGTCAATCGATGAGATTGAGAAGATCTTGATGGCACCTTCTGATAGACATTTTAGGAGGTTTCACAAGGTAGGTATTGCCCAGCACCTCTTTGTTGGTTTAAGCGATATTGAGGTGGCTGAGTTGTCAGCTCACTTAATTTGTGAGCATAAGTACCCAACGTGGGTAGTCAACAATTTGTATAAATACAAATTGGAGCACGAGTTGATGAGCCTACATAACTTTGCACAAAGTATTGATAGGTGTTTCACAAATGAACCACAATGGGATGCGCTCCTTCGGGAGATTGAATCCTTTGATCGAAATAGTCTATATGACCATACAGACTATGAATTTGGTGAATTTGAGGAACTTCCCTTGGAGGTTCAAAGTGGCCCTGTGCGAACTCCATTGACGCAGGAAGAGAAAGATGCCATCAATCGCTTGGATGATGATATAGAGAATTTCGGTCATTTTGAACCGGAATATCTGCTTCCCCAGTGTGAAGATGAAGTGTGTTCGAGTGGTGAAGAACCTGAGATTGAGGTTGCCCCTCGAAAGTACTCCTATCCTATCCGAGCTTGTGTATGGTTCTTATACTGTTTGTTTACTCCTTATGTTTGGCAATTTGCAGAGGATATTGAGAAACCGCATTGTATGGAATATAATTGTCTCTGTGACGTCTGTACTGAGAAACTTCTCAAAATACACGAAATCAATGGTTATACTTTTCAGTATCGTGTGATATACAGACAATCAGGGGAGAGTAATAAGATATTCTGTCGTTTCCTCAAGTATTTTTCAGCTGAAGACCAAATTGGAATGATTCGATATGTCGGGAAACTTATTGAGGATTGTACATTTTTTGTAATGATCGCAACAGCGCCATTGCGAGAAAACCAACAGCGCATTGATCAAATGGCTTTTGCTTTTATGTCATTCGCTAAGATGCGGCACCATGGTATGCTGCTGGAAATTGTAACAGAGCAATATTTACCATATGTTGAACAAATGTTACGATCCCCAGATAATACCCAATCATTTGAGGAAGGTGTGAGATCATTGCGACAAGCGTTTGAAAAAGCTAAAGGTATTAAAGAATCAGCTATGACTGAGAAACTACATAGATGCATGATGTTTGTGCTAAGTTTTTCCATGCTGGAGAAAATTGGCATAACCATGGATACATTTGGCTTCACGAAAGTGGAACAAGCTTCAAAAAAGAAGAAGTTTTCAAGTCGTACTGATTTCTTTATGACAGCAATTGACACTATTCTTTTCCTAATGGAAAGAGGTTTTCAGGTTTACCAAACAGGTGATCCTGAAACTATGTTCCATAGTGACAAAGAATACCAAAAGGTGTTTGATAAATGCGCCGATCTTCAATACAAGGAAAAACTTCTATCTAATCCTGAAGCAAATAATTTTACTGAGTGCGAATTTCGATCGGATTTGGATGATGTTATCGAGAAACTCAATTCCATGAATAAACATTCTCTTACATTATCAAAATTCGAACGCGAAGTGGTGCGAACAAAACTTGCCACCATGCGGATGATGCATGCAGATTTAACTACTAAGAAAGAAGGTAGGAAGAATCGGGATGCTCCTTTTGGTATTGCAATTTTCTCCCCACCTGGTATGGGTAAAACTTCTTTAACTAAAATGATATCTACCTTTCTCTGTAGAGTAAGGAATCTACCAGTTAAAGATGAATATTTTTATACCCGAAATCCAGTTGATGACTATTGGAGTGGTTTTGTTTCAAGTGTCCATACTTTAATTCTTGATGATGTGGCCTCGGAGAACCCTGATCTGAAGGATCCAAAATCTGTTAATGAAATTATCCAGGTAATGAATAATGCAGCATTTTGCCCTAATCAAGCAGAATTAGAGATGAAAGGGCGAACACCTTTGCGAGTTAAAAATGTTATTGCCACAACAAATGTTATGGATTTTAATGCATACAGCTTTTTCGCAGTTCCATCTGCTGTTCAACGTAGGTTCCCTTATATAGTGGAACCGAAAGTCAAGCCTGAATTTCTCTCTGACCGAGGTATTTTAGATGCACGACTAGTTGAACCGTCTGGATTCCCTGATCTTTGGACATTTACAGTACGCAAAGTCGTATGTAAGCCCATGCGCACGAAAACAGAACTTCGGCAATTGGCTGACATGGAAGTCATTTTAAAGGATGTTGACCAGCGCACTTTTTTCCTTTGGTTAAGAGACACAGTTATTTCCTTTGAAGATGAGCAGAAAAAGATCAAGTATAGTATGAAACAAACGGAAGAGACTCGATTCTGCTCATGTTGTAATTTGCCTGAGAGCATGTGCGCACAGGAACTACAATCGCACCCAATGATTTCAATGCGGGATAATAATATCCTTAGCTGGATGTTCGGTGCTTTGATAACCACACTGCCATTTGTTTGGAATGAACTGGTTTTAATATATACATATATCAAATATTTAGCCGGTTTGTGTACCACTTTGGAACGTTACCAATTGGTCGTGAATTGTTCACGGGCGAAATTTGGTCGGATTGGCCAAAAAGTGATGCAAAGCTTTAAACACCCGAGAGTTTTTGTTTTGGTTGCCACTATTCTTGCTTCAGTGGTTGGTATGCTCTATTTCAGTAAAAAGGAAGAAGAGCCCAGACATACTGAGGGGGGCATAAGCACTAACACAGGTAACACTCCAGAACCGGAGTGCAATGGTAGGGAAAATGTGTGGTACAAAAATGAAATGGAATTAACCGATTTAGATTTAACACGAGAATCCTTATCGAGCAAATCAGCTTCCTTCGCAGATTTTCAAAAACGGATTTTCCGAAATGTAATTGGTTTTAAGATTGATTTACCAGATACCAACATGTATATTCCTGGTCAAGCACTCTGCCTAGGTGGACAAGTGTACATCACAAATAATCATAATGTTCCTGAATTTAAATCAACTAAAATGCAGGTGATTGTTATGAATGGTAAAGATGGGGTTAATAGTAACCAAACGTTCAAACTAAATGATTGTGATGTGAAACGATATCCCGAAAGAGATTTGGCAGTCTTGTACTTACGACACTTACCGCCTCGACGAGATATTTCCATGTATTTCATGAAAAGATGTACAGGCGTTTTTAACGGCGCTTACATCAAAAATGAAAATGGTCTATTCTCATCAAATACAGTGCGTAATGTACGATTCCTCCATGATCATCCATTTAATATTGAGATTAAAGGGAAATTCGATACGTTTGTTGGAAATCCTAAAGAACAAACTCAATTCGGTGATTGTGGAATGCCATTATTAGTAACTAGCGAATATGGATATGCTATTGCTGGGATCCACGTTGCAACCAACCATATTGCCTCGACTAGCTTTGCACTGGCACTTGATAGTGATATTATTACAAAGTTGAAACAGGGTAATATATTTTGTCAAGTTCAATCTGGTGCTAAGGATTTTTTATCATCCGATTCTGCCCCGCGTGCTGTGGGCCCATTGGCAAAAAAGTCAGTTTTTAGGTATATCCCTGAAGGTGTCGCAACAATTCATGGTTCTTTTACAGGTTTTAGAGGAAAAGGAAAATCAAGAGTGGAAAACACTCCAATGAGTCATTTCCTTTCGAAAAAAGGCTATAAAATTAAATACTTTAAACCTGAGATGAAATCTTGGGAACCATGGAATATAGCAGCATCTAAAATGGTTGCAAAGAAAGCAGACATTGATACTGATATTTTGGATTTGTGTGTTAAACACTATATCCAAGATGTGGAAAATGCTTTGCTGGATCCAGAGAATGTGTCCATGTGCATGGTATTAGATGATTTTACTACTATTAATGGAGCACAAGTTGCTTATGTAGACAAAATGAATCGAAATACCAGCGCTGGTAATCCCTGGAAGAAGAGCAAGAAACACTTCATGACAGCATGTCTACCGCAACATGGGATGCTAGATCCTGTTGAGGTGGATGATGAAATCATGAAACGAGTAGTTGAGATTATTGCGCGAGCCGAAAAGCTTGAGCAAACTCACCCCAATTTCTGTGCTCATCTGAAAGATGAACCAGTCTCTCTCAAAAAAGCAAAGATGAAAAAGACCCGTGTATTTACAGGGGCCCCAATGGATTATATTATAGTAGCGAGGAAATATTGCTTGGGTTTCATTCGTTTAGTTCAGAATGAAAGAATTGCTTTTGAGGCTGCCCCTGGAACCATAGCTCAATCCTTAGAATGGCAAGAGCTCTTTCAATTCATCACAAAATATGGTGAGGATAGAGTTGTCGCAGGTGATTTTGTTGGATATGATACTAGCATGGTTCCACCAGAAGTTGTAGCTGCATTCCAAGTGATATATCATTTTAGTGTGCAGTCGGGCAACTTTTCACAAGAAGATTTGAATGTTATAGCTGTTCTGGCAATGGATACTGCATTTGCTTTAGTTGATTATAATGGTGATTTGGTCATGTTTCACGGTATAAACCCTTCTGGAAATCCTTTAACTGTGATATTAAACAGTATTGTTAATTCCTTGAGGAACAGATATGTTTATTATTTGTTAAATCCAGAGCACGACCTTAGTACATTTAAGGAACATGTTAGCCTAGTCACTTATGGTGATGACAATATCATGGGTGTATCTAAGGATGCCCCATGGTTTAACCATACTGCTATTGTGGATGCTTATAAATCCATCAATATAGAGTACACCATGGCTGATAAGGAGGCTGAAAGTGTTCCATATATCAACATAGCCAATGCTGATTTCCTGAAGCGGAAGTGGCGTTATGATTCAGATCTTGGTTGCCATGTAGCTCCTTTAGCAGAGACCTCAATAGAGAAGATGCTAATGGTGTGGACGCGATCAAAAAGTGTACCAGCCGAAGTTCAAGCCATGTCCGTGATATCTGCTGCTGTTAGCGAATACTTCTTTTATGGAAGAGAAGTATTTGAAAATAAGCGAAGAATGTTGATGGATATGGTAAATGAGTTAGATTGGCTGGTATATGTTGAAGAATCCACGTTTCCTACGTGGGATGAACTCGAAGAAAGGTTTAAAAAATGTTCAAAGCATTGTCGGCTTTTCCCAGAGTATTACGAATAGCTTTATTTATTGAGCTATAACCGCTGCCCACCGTATCGTCCTCGGTGGGGTTTACATGTTGAATCGATATCAAACTCACAAGTGTAGCACTTGTGTCCGTGAGGATGCTTGCTAGTATCACACGAAGTAACGAGAAAATGATGAAAAGGTGAGAAAGCAGGCTGAGGCTGATCGTTCTAAGCCTTCAGAAGAGGTAAAGTCACGGGAGAACGACTATTATGCTACATGTATGTTGAACAGGACAAAAATATGGCTAAAGCATCAGGCCAGAAAGATGCGATATCGAGTTGCGCGTTGGCGCGAGAAATTATTGAGACCTTCGGGTCGGAGTGTACGTGTACTGCAAGCGATTGCTGCGATTTGTGCGATTTTGTACAACGTCTTGCGATTTCTAGAGGAGTTGTAGACTTTGCGCATGTGCCACTCGTAACCCAGTCTCAAGTGGAGATGGCCCCGGAAACCAGTGAAAATGCCGAGGTAGAACAAAATGTGGAATTTACGGGTGATAATGATCCGGTCCTTAATTTGAGAGCACCATTGATTGATCAGGCAGATTCGTCTGTCTCAGCAGCTTTGGGCAATTTCTTATCAAGGCCAGTACAAATTCATACGGAATCATGGACTATTGGAAACACTCTCAACTATACCACTGACAATTTCCGACCATGGAACTTATATTTCAATAAGACTTCCATTAAGAAGAAATTGGACAATTACTATATGTTGCGATGTAACCTACATTTAAAATTTGTTATGAATGCATCACCTTTTCACTATGGGTGTTGCTTGGTAGCATATCAACCCATGACAAATTTCAATCCTGGTTTCACACCATCTGGTGCCGCAGGCGAAGAGAAAACTGCTTTGTCCCAACGGCCTCACATTTATCTGTATCCTCAAGATAGTCAAGGTGGAGAAATTGTTCTTCCCTTTGTCTATTACAAGGCATGGTTGGACGCGACTAGTGCAACCGACCTCACTAACATGGGACAAATTGTGTTCCAATCTTTCGGGGCTTTGCAAAATGCTAACGGTGCTACTGGAAGTATTGACATACAAGTGTATGCCTGGGCCGAGAATGTTGAACTCGCAGGTCCAACCGTTGCATTGGCTGTTCAGTCACGAGCTGTTAAGAAAGATGAATATGAAGATAAAGGAGTCGTTTCGAAACCGGCTTCGGCAATAGCTCGCGCTGCAAAGATGTTGGGTACAGTGCCTGTTATTGGACCATTTGCAACGGCCACATCTTATGCGGCTGAAGCAGTATCTTCAATAGCATCACTTTTCGGGTACACCAACACCCCAGTCATAGACGATATTCATCAAACTCAGTTGACACCTTTCCCAAATTTGGCGTCAACAGATATTGGTATGCCAATTGATAAATTGACATTGGATGCAAAGAATGAATTGTCTATTGATCCCAGAATTGGTGGGGTCTCAGATGAGGATGAACTACTTGTTTCAAAGTTTTGCGCTCGTGAGTCGTGGATTTGGTCTACTACTTGGGATGCTGCCGATACTCCTGACCATGGTTTGTTCTATTGTCGAGTGTCTCCTGTATTATTGAATTTAGATACTACAGGCCCCTCAGACATTGTGTGGAACACACCAATGGCCCATGTTGCTAACATGTTTACGTATTGGCGCGGAGATATTATTTTCCGTTTCAAGTTTATTTGTTCAAATTTCCACCGCGGGCGAGTTCGAATCAATTGGGACCCGCATGGTGATATTGGTACGCTTGGTGATTATACGACTGAGACGTATACAAAAGTTGTCGACATTAGTGAGGAAACTGATGTTGAATTTTGTGTTCCATATACGCAGGCTCTTGCATATTTGAGATGTGATAAAGATAATCTCAGATATTTTGCTGATAGTTCTACAGCAACTGCGGGTATTGGAACCTATTTCAATGGTCTTATCACAGTTCGTGTTTTGACCAAGCAAACATCACCCATTACTTCAGCAAGCATCACTATGCTTACATTTGTTCGAGGTGCTGAGAATCTGGAATTTGCTGGCCCAATTGATGTGGATACTGCATTTTCGCCGTATGCCATACAATCTAAGCCAGTAGCTAAAATGGATGATAAACCCAATCATTACCAGATTGGACAGGAAGGATCCACAGCTCAAGATAATATTAATTTAATTTATCATGGTGAGAAAGTGTTATCCTTACGTCAACTGATGCGTAGACAAGTCCTATATAAGAGACTTGTACCGGCAGTTGTGTCATTCATTGACCAAATATTCCTGACCGAATTTCGTTTACCACGAGCACCATTGTATCCAGGTTTCGATACTAATGGATTTGATAATGCTCTGGGAATTGTGAGTGCCTTGTCTGAACCTTACAATTTTGTAAACTGGTCACCAATCACGTGGATTGGGCAATGTTTTATTGGCGTAAGAGGTTCATATGTTTACACAGTGAACCCTAATGGTCAACAAAATTGTAAAATGGTTTCGGTGTCTCGGCATCAAAATACCCACACTAGTTCGGATGCAATCACTGCAACGGCATTTGGTGGAACTGGTGCTCTTAAACAGAGTATCCAAACGATACAAGATTCAGGACTTTCTGGTCTTACTATTACGAATCAAGAAACGCAGGCTGGTGTAACAGCTTTGCTGCCTATGTATTCGTATGTTAAATTTCAGATGAACAGTGCTTCAACACGAAGTAACGGTTCTTTCACTGATGATACGGACAGGGATTGTTTAACAATCCACACCACGTATCAAACCCAAACCAATTCTTTCAACGATTTTTTCGTTGATCTCTATGTTGGAGCAGGTACTGACCTATCAATGGTCTTCTTTTTGAATGTACCCGCCCAATATAGATATGCGCTACCAACACCACTACCATAGGTAGGTGCGCGTATGTTCTTAAAAAATGATGGTCAGCGTCATTTCTAACTTTCTCTAAAGTTAGTTTTAAGCTACATGGAATCATGAAACTGCTATACATTTACACAATTTAGACGTGTATCTAAGTATTGCTCTACGGATTGTTTTATAATCACG